CATTCGCGCCCTGAGCTTTTATGGATGCAATTCTGGATGAGCGTCCCAAAGGATCGCAACTTTTTCTTCCAGCGTCAGCTCAATCGGATCGGATCCTTCTGGTTTCCACCGCTTATACAATCCGCTCCATTGTCGAAACTCATCCAGCGGCATTCGGCTGACATTGATGTCCAGATAGTCAACTCCAAATCCCAGCTCCAATCCCAAGCCCGTTTTCGATCCAACCTGCCACATCACGTAATCGGATCGGGATTTCGGCAAATTGGGTTTTTGGGATCCGCTGAAAATATCGGTGAGTGTCTGGTATAAACTCGGTAACAAATAATCCTCGACGTTATCCCAGCGTTCCCACGGGTATTGAGCGTGATGATAGTCGAACCCGTCAAAGTCGTAAAAACAATCGAACCAGCTCTCATAGGTATATTTATTCGAGTAGAACTTCACCCGCTTATCTGGGAAATCCTTTTGCAGTTGTTTCAGGAAATAATAAGCGTAACCTGCAAATTCTGCCGATCGCGTGTTATACGCTTTTTCCCCGTCCACCGTAAGGATCTCAAAATCCATCCCGTCAATCGCTTCCAAAAACTTGTCGTATTGAACCGTCCATTTTGAACCGCTCGATAGGTAATGGTAAGCGTCTCTGACGATATGTGGATGCTCATCCAGCTCTGCATAATTTTTGTCTAACATCGGATCGATCACGCCGCCTGATGCTGATCCGTAGGTTGCTCGAACCATCACATAATCCACCACGTCAAAAACGTGAAGATATTCTGCTTCGTCAAAGTCGGTTGAAATGTTCCACTTAGAAACATCAACCCCCGTTGCCAAGTGAGATCCCCGAATGATCTCTAAAATCTTTTTCGCTGTTTGGTTCATATTTTCCCTCGCTCTTATTCGATCTCATAAGTGATTTGTAAGAAAAACGTATCCCCGCTCGCCCAAGTGAATGGGATTGCATAACTCGCATAATATTGAGTTGTTACGCCCTCTCTGAAAAAACACGATAAACATGGATCAGTAAATGTCGTTCCAGGATAAACTATGGGTGCACCGTGCCTGTATTGGTTCGCACTCGAATCAATCGCAATTCCCTGCCCCACCATTCTGACGCCACTTTCGGTATAGACCGCTTTGACAGGCAATTCAAACTCCCACCGCCCTGAGCCGCCCGTTGTCGTACTCCCCCAATGCAACCCTAATGAGTAATGACAAGTCTTGCCAATAACCGTATAACGCCCGTAAATAGCCCCGTTTCCCAATGACGGGTTAGATGCACTCGAATTCCACGTTGGCGTGAAATTATTCCATAACCCTATGCTCCCAGCTTTATCATCCACGTATTTTTTCCTTGCTGCCTGATTGTCGCTGGTCGGATCGGACGCTGGTAAGATCGGGATCGATCCAAATGTTTTGATTCCATTGATCGTCTCGTCGCTCGTGTTCCTTACGTATTGCAAATGGTCGTGATCGCTCAACCCTTCCAGATCCCCGTGATCCGTGACACCCTGAGATCGATCCAATTTTTTCAATAATTGGATCTCGCGCTCCAGCCGCTTGATTTTCTCTAAAATCTCAATCTCATACATTCTTGACATTCACCTCAATCGCTTCGGATCCCTCGCTCTCAAATCCAGCGGTTATGCCCTCAACTTTGACTGTCAGAGATCCGCCAGTAAACGGATTGATCGCGGTTACCAGATCCCCAAGCCCATAATCAATCCCATACCTGCATCCTTCGGTTTGCAATACGTCGAATCCAAAAGATCGGATCGCTTTCAGCTCATTCAATTTCTGGTCACCCCGCGTTTGTAATCCCACCGTCGTATCCACGTCGGTAGCCGCCACAAATGTCTCAATATCGTTTCCTGAGCTGTAATTGGATCCCGTCCTGACGATCACTTCTCGCTCAGATTCCTCACCCTTGCCACCAACCGTCGCAACCGTTTTTTCCCCGCGCCGATCATCGATATAAACGGGATTTGCCATATTGCCGCGCTCCATCGCAAAGATGATGCTGTCGGTTTTATCGGACCCCAACTGGTTTTCATACCACCGCCATTGGTACGCGGTTGGACTTGTTTTTACCAGATCGAAATCCCCACCCCCAACCCGCACCAGATCTTGGAGCGTTTCCAGCAAATTGTCGTAGGCACAAAACCAGTCCAGCGTATTTCCCGCCTCACCGTTGGTTTCCACCGTCAAACCAGAGATCGCTCCCTCACGGATCCGCCCGTTGGCAACCGTCGCATCCGAAGTCGCATTGTATTTTACAAGCGTATTAGCAATCGTTTCGGCTGGTTTTGAGATAAATTTACTGCGGTCGGTAATCCCCGCTTTCCAGTTGACGATCCGCCACCCCAGCATTGAAACGATCCCATCGCAAATCAACGTCGCAATCGATCTGTCTGGATGTTCCCATTTGATATAACGATAGATTCCAACGATCTCTCGCGTCCAGCTCCCGCCGCTTGGTTTCCGCCAGACTTCAAATTGCCATTTGTCAGCGAGATCGGATAAAAGCGCGTGCGACCCAGATAACGATAACTCAACCGTCCCCAATTGGTTCACCCGTCTGGTGAACGCTAAATGAGTGAAATCGGTCAGGATTCCCTGCAAAGATCCGCTAGTATCGTAAACATCAACACGGTAATCAGCCATATCACGCGACCCTCATGATAAAAACCCGCTTTATATGCAATGGGTTATTGGAAACACTTTGCGTATTGGGTGTTGAGTGCGAGTGTCCACCCGCCGTTGAGATGTTGGTTACGGTAATCGTGTCATGCCCGTGAGATGCCGCCGCGTGCTGAGCACCAGTCCCCGCCGTGCCCGTTGTCGTGCCACCACCGCTTGCATCCAACGTTGCTGTCCCGCCGTGGTTATGAGATCCGCTCGTGCTGGTATTGGGTACGGTGTGATAATGCGTGGACGCCCCGCCCGTTGTCCTCAGTTGAGCGTCGGTTCCAGCCCCTCGCACAAAACGATCTACAAGATTGGGTGTTCCGTTGTTCCCGTTACAAACCGCCCAACCCTCTGGTATGGTTGCGTTATCCCAAGCAATAATTGTTCCGATTGGAAAATCCATCCTAACCCTTCCTCATAACGTAATACAAATACATAAATTGCGGTATATGGCTTGATGCCCCAGTATCGCCAATCCCATGGCTGTGGCTTGCCTGCGTGGTAAAATAGCCCGTTGCGCTATGTTCGTGCGGCTCAGCTATCGCACCCGTACCGCCGTAACCGCTTGCCTGTTGTTGCCCACCGCACGCCTGCACGCTTACGGTAATCAAGTGTTTATGCGATCCGCCAGAATCCGTATTGGAATTCGTGTGGGTGTGGGTTTCGCTACCGCCCTCGTTACCAACCTCGCCATCTGCCGTTGCGACGTAAACAAATTTATCCCGCATATCGGGTGTGCCGTTATTACCATTACAAATTGCAAATCCCTCTGGTGTATTTTCCTGCAAATCATTCCAAAGCACGATCCCGTTTACGGGACATTCGATTTCCTCGATTGCTTTGATCCAATACATCCGCTTGAAGGGTGGTAATGCCTCTGTTGTTCCCGTATCATTCATCGCGTGAGTATGAGATCCTGAACTGCTGGATGTAAACGGACCAGACTTTCCTTCATGGGTATGCCCGTCGGGTGCAACGGTATCATTTGCGGTTGGGTAATGGACAACGTGGGTTGTGGATGCGGTTTTGCCAGCCGTGGACGCTGTATGAGTGTGTCCACCTGCCGAACCCGTTGCGGATCCAAACGTGTGTTTGTGGCTGTTTGCTCCCGCCTGTGTGTCGGTTGCACCGCCCTGAGCCGCCCCCATCACAAATTTTCCACTTGCCGCCGATACGATCTGCCAGCCGCTCGGTAATGCCGTTGCCAACCCAAACCAAAGGATCTCCCCGCCCGCTGGAATCAAATAACTTCCAACGCCAACGCCCGCTTTTTTTCTCTGAATGACAATTACGCTCATGATTTATCAACTTTCACCTGAACATCCAAGCCCTTCGCACCCGTCCCAGCCCACGTTACGTCAATCCGTAAAATATCATCGCTTGCCAAGCTGGGATTGGTGATTGTCGTCGTATATCCAATCCGAGATCCTTGCGAGATTGCGATTTGCCCGACTTCCTGCGACTTGGTGGAGTTGTAAACCCGCACGGTTACAGCACCGCTCGAACTTGCTGCTCCCGTCAAACGCGCCCACAATCGGACAACGGATTTTCCGTTCCAAATGTCGGGAACGGGTAACGTTTCGAGATCATCGGCAACCGTCAATTCCGTCTCTTTATCAACCGCTTTTATGATCGCCACGTCGTAGGGATCTGCCAGCTTTGCATTGGTCACCGCGTCATTAAGTATTTTTGTGGTCGTCACCGCGTTGCTGGCAAGTTTATCCTCGCTAACCCCACCATCCTTTACACTCAACTTCCCGCTCGCAACCTCGATCGTCGAATCGTCAACCTCTGGTGCCGATGCCGCCATTTCCCGCTCGTCGGTCAGCGTGACCTGACCGCCCGTATCCACCAATGCCTGATAGAGCATGATGTCGTAGGTCGTACCGCTGTTTTTCGTGACTGCTGGTGGCGATGGCTCAGCCGCGTCAGTCCCCGCAATTCTGGTG